ATGCTAAAAACCTATCTATATAAAGATTTAAGCAAGGAAAAGATCCAGGAGCTCGTAAGTCGCAACACAGATCCCAATCATGCCATTCAGGATACTGTCCTGAATATCATTGAGGAGGTGAAGAACCATGGCGACTCTGCTTTAAAATCTTATGCCAAACAGTTTGATAAGGTTGAATTGGAGGAGTTATATCTAGGGCAGGATGAGATAGATGCGCTGGCAATGGGTATTTCCCGGGATCAGATGCGTGCATTGGAGATTGCCTTTCAGAATATCCATAAATTCCATCAGACCCAGTTAAAAAGAGAGCGTACAGTGGAAACCATGCCGGGTGTAAAATGCTGGCGTGAGGTCCGTCCTATTGAAAAAGTAGGATTATATATTCCGGGTGGATCGGCAGTATTACCAAGCACATTATTGATGTTGGGTGTACCTGCGCGAATTGCTGGATGTAAGGAAATCGTAGTTTGTTCGCCGCCGCAGAACAATGGTAAAATCAATGGCTTTGTGGCTTATTGCCTGAAACTGTTGCAGATCAATAAGATCTATCTGGTTGGTGGTGCTCAGGCGGTCGCAGCCATGGCTTTCGGTACAGAAAGCATTCCGAAAGTCAATAAGATCTTCGGACCTGGGAATCAGTTTGTCACCAAAGCTAAAAGCATCATTCAAGGGTTGACCGATGTAAGCATCGATATGCCGGCAGGTCCTTCAGAAGTATTGGTTATTGCAGATGAAAGTGCCAATCCAGCTTATATTGCGGCTGATCTATTGGCGCAAGCTGAACATGGAATCGATAGCCAGGCGATATTGGTCGCTACCTCAGAAACCATTACCGAAGCTGTAAAAAAGGAATTGGAAAGCCAGTTGCAGATATTGCCGAGAAAAGAATTGGCAGAACAGGCGATGAAGAATTCGTATATGGTCGTGACTGAAACCCTGCAGGAAGCCATGGATTTCTCAAATCAATATGCTCCCGAGCATTTGATTTTAGAAACCAATGAATGGAAACCATTAATCAATAAGGTATTAAACGCAGGTTCAGTATTTCTGGGACATTTAACACCCGAGAGTGCCGGCGATTATGCCTCAGGCACCAACCATACCCTACCGACTTCTGGCTTTGCCAGATCCTATTCCGGGGTATCGGTAGATTCTTTCGTCAAGAAAATTACATTTCAACATATTTCAGAAGAAGGGCTGGAACAGATCGGCTCGACTGTAGAGATATTGGCAGAATTGGAAGGCTTACATGCCCATAAAAATGCGGTCAGTATCCGCAAGAAATAAGTTAATTTAAGACATAAAAAGGGATATCTGAGCAGATATCCCTTTATCAATCTCGATTGATTCCTCAATTATTTCTTTTTCTTCTTTTTACCATTATCGTCACCTACGATTTTATGGTAAATTTCAGCGAAAGCATTTTTCAATTTCTTTAAGGTTTTACCTTCATTCTTTTTCGTCTTTTTAGCTGTTTTTTCATCTTTTGCAGCATCTTTTTTAGACTTTTTCTTTGGAGCCTTCTTAGCCTTGGCTTTTTCTTCCTTAGCTTTTACTTCGTCTTTTTTCTTCTTGCTGTCTTTCGACTTATTGGCATCCTTGGATTTCAATTCCTTTTTATCAGATTTTTTTGAATCAGATTTCTTCTTCTCTGCCTTTTCAGGTTTTGATTTTTTATCAGGATTTTCCTTCACCGTTTTATTATTTGGAACTTCCTCCTTGTAGGAGGCTTCTTTTTCAATTTTCACTTCTTCAGTTTTCGAAGGAACAGTAGCTTTTGGGGCTTCTTTTTGCGCGCTTGCTTTCGCAACCGGAGCTGCCTTTGCCGCAGGTTTTACAGCTGCTTTTGGAGCTGCTGCGGGTTTAGCTGTTGTAGTTTTGGCACTTGCTGTAGTTTTTGCAGCAGGTTTTGCAGCGGATGTTGTTTTAGCAGGAGCAGCTTTGCTTGCTGCAGTAGTTCCTGGTTTACTAGCCGTTGAAGCAGCAGGCTTAGCTGCTGAAGCAGCCGGCTTAGCCGCTGAAGCAGCCGCTGGTTTAGCAGCGGTTTTCGTTGCTGGGCTAGCCTTTGCAGCAGTAGTCGTTGCTGATTTGGCTGCAGTTCTTGCAGCAGGTTTAGCCGCAGCAGGTTTCGCAGCACTTACTTTAGTTGTAGGACTTGCCTTCGCAGCCGTTGTAGCAGTTTTCGTTGCTGCGTTGCTTGCTGGCGTAGGTTTTGTTTCTTCCATTGTCGTTTTGCGAGAACGCGTACTCGAGCCTTCCCCATTTCCTTTTCCAGGGTTAGGCGTATTTCTAGGAGCTGGAGTTTTTTCGGTTTCCTGTTTTACAGGCCTTTTAGTCGGCGCTTTTCTTGTGCTAGCTACCGGTTTAGCGGGAGAGCTGTTTTCGGTTCCAGTTTCCGTAGCTGTTATTTTCGGGTTGTTTTCCTCAGCCATTGTGTATAGTTTTAGTATAGTACAATAATTTATTTCAAATTGATTATTAAAAAATAATCGTTTATATGTTATAAAAAGGCAATTATTACCTTAGATATTATGTTATTCGCTTGAAAATCAATTTCTCGATTCTGAGATACTTTTTATTTTGTTAAAAACAAAAATCATAAAGGCCTAGAATATTAATTCAATCGAGACAATATTTTAACCTATTGTCTTTTAAAACAGTAATATAGCAATTATGTTTATAAAATCCTATCCAAATTAAACATCTTAGGGTTTTTGAAGTCCAATAAATTGATTACATTTGTTGCCCATACATAACGGGGTCGACCGGAATTGACAGGATAGCGATGGTTATGTAAGCATGCAGTGCATTGTTAGTCTAGCACTTTAATCTGAACTTTCAACTTTTCAAATGGCGAAGAAAACTACGCCTTAGCTGCTTAATTTAGAATTAAGATTTAGCTTTTGTCTCGTCAAGCTTTGTTCTACCGCTTGACATCAGAGGCACCGAATCGTAGAACTGGTCCTTGCGATTTTGCTAAGTAAGGATAAGACCCAGCAAATACGGAGTACGGTATAGGTCAGCAACTCACCTTCCCTCTCCCGACAATTAAAGAGAAGCTAAGCATGTAGAAAGCGTAAATCATACTATGTTTGGACGAGGGTTCGAATCCCTCCGGCTCCACAAGTAAGATTATTAAAGAGGTAATTATCAGTTAGTTACCTCTTTTTTATTTTAAATGGTCATGTTTTTGGTCACGAATTTACCAATCATCATTACTTTCTTTCTTTGTGAATATGTTTCTTAAAGTTACCTCAAGCGCTAAAGCCGGACGTTTTAGAAAAGATTTTTTTATAACACCATCTTTAACATTATTATTAAGTTGTTCGTCGAGGTCTAATGTCGTAGTAAAATTAGTTGCTTGCATTTCCATTGAAATATTTCTAAGTACAACCCTGTACCTACCTTCCCTTACCTGGATCATTGCACCGCCTGAATATTCACTATCAGCGTACATAATAGGCAAGGACATTCTAGTTAATCCAGCAGCTTTATAATCACATTTAATGCCTTTAAAATTAGCTGTAAATGTAGAATCTGTTTTTGTTATGTTACTAAAATATCCAGTTGATTCAAGGTACTGGAAGTAATCTTTTGGATCTACATTATCTTGTATTACCCTATCCCATACTAATTGACTTCCATTTTCAACCTTGAAACTGGTTACATTTTCTTGGCTAAATGACAGCATCGGAATTATTAATAATAGTAGTAATATCTTTTTCATAATATTATTTAGTAATAATGTTAGATATACGCTTAGTTTGAACATTATATAAACACTTTATTTGTTCCCTTACCTTTGCGTTAAATGCATTTTTACCTCTGTATGTCATGGTAATAACGAATTCGTTTGAATCCTTTGTGGATTTTAAGTATAATGTTTTATCATGCTCAAAACTATCTGGATCATTCATCGCCTCTTTAACTAAATTAACCAATGGCGGCAATGATCCATCCCATGCAGACAATTGTTTGTTCAAAAGTTCTTCTGTTGGGACTACTTTTGGAGCAACATAATCTGGGTCTTTACCTAATAAAACCATTTTATTCTTTATATCTGAAACAATTGGTCCTATTTCAGAATCATCATAATCAATCTTATTTTCTCGATATAGCTTTTCTAGTGTAATTAGTGCTTGAGATGTATCAGACATATTAACTGAATTAACTGCCTCCTTTAAATCTTTAATCCTGCCAGGCCTTGTTATTGTATTTCCTATTGAAATAACAATAAATACAATTATAAGCCATACCCACCATTTCTGGAACCATTTCTTTTTAGGATACAATTCATCATATTTCTTTTTCAAAAAATCGATATCATCAGTGCCGTACATTTTTGACAATTCATAAAGGCTGAGCTTTTTTTTAAATAGACCCATAATAATTGGTTTTAGTTTTTAATTACCATCTCACGTTGATAAACTCGTTTAACATCTTTAAGATGTATAGGCTTCACTGGATTATAATCTTCATTCTGAGACCTTAAATGAATATAATCGTCCTCGATCTTAACAAATTCTTTAATTATGATCCCATCGATAGTTTGGAATACATACACCCTACCCTTTACTAAATGATTGAAATTCTCGATCGGAGTTCCTACAAAGTATTCACCGGGAACATATTCAGTCAACATACTTAATCCATCTATTTCAAAAGCAAAACATTCTTGCCCAATAAATGGGAAATAGACTTTCTCAATATTTTGTTCAAGTAATACAGAATCCCCATACCCTTCAAGAAACCCTCCTTGCGCTTTAATAGGAACAATCCACATGTTTGGAGTTCCATCCCCCATAAACCTTGCTGGTTTTGCATTTGGTTTAATAGAGTCACTCATTAAATCCTCTTCTTTTGCTCCAAATTCTTTAATGATTTTTGCTCTAATCTTAGCAGAAATATTTTCAGACTTGAAATAATTATAAACCTGAACTCTTGAAACACCCAATCTTTTAGCAACCTCATCCATTGTTATTTTCCTTAACAAACCTGTTTTTTCGTCAGTAACCTGATAAGATTGAATAAAACTGAAAAATTTATTGTATTGAGTATCAGACATATATAGTATATTTACAAAAATATTGTTGTAAACATTTGCATACCTTTACAATTACCTTTACATTTGAATATGCAAACATTAATAATTCTTTTTTAAAGCAAAGCAAAGGTATTATTAATATTAACAATATTAACAAAATAATTATCAATATGAATAGTAATGACATTCACATGACAGACATGCCTTTGAACTGGCAGCAACTAAAAAAAAGAGGTCGAGGAGGAAATGTAATGCCATCACTTCGAGAACTTCCAATTGGTAAGGCGATCGAAATTTCCTCATATGGAACTGCCAGGGTATACACTTCTATATTAAACAATGAATTTAAGGACAGGGAATACAGCCATTACCCAAAAGATGGGAAATATTATATCGGGAGGACTGCATAATGAACCAACTAACTAAATTATTCTCCTATAACGGTAACGAGGTTACTTTTAGGAATGAACAAGGAGTAGCTTACATAAATGCAACTCAAATGGCTAAACATTTCGGCAAAAGACCAAATGATTACATGGCACTACCATCTACAAACGAATTAATTGAAGCCGTTACAAGAAAAAATGGTAACGGTTACAGTCAATTAGTTATCACAAAAAGAGGTGGCCAAGATCAAGGTACATGGCTTCATGAAACAATTGCTTTAGACTTTGCTCAATGGCTTTCAGTTGATTTCAAATTATGGTGCAATGATCGTATCAAGGAGCTTCTTTCATTAGGGATGACGGCCACTCCACAAGCCATTGAAGATATGCTATCAAATCCAGATATGATCATTCAAATGGCTACCCAATTAAAAGAATTAAGGAATAAAACACAAAGACAAGAAGCTCAACTTCAAACGGCCCAACAATATTTCAATATCGTAAAGCCTAAAGCTGAATATTACGATGATGTTTTAACTTCTAATTCTCAAATAACCATTAACTCAATAGCAATGGAATTAGGTCTGACAGCTATTAAGTTGAACAAAATCCTTAAGGATAAAGGTGTTCAATACAAACAGGGAGATAAATGGCTTCTACGATCCAATTATCGTGGTAAAGGTTATGAGGACACATACACACACAAATACTTCAACTCACGTGGCTATCAAATGACTAAAACGGAAATGCGCTGGACAGAAAAAGGACGTGAGTTTATCCATTCATTATTCAAAAACTAAAATACTACAACATCTAAAAATCAATTAGTTACAAGTTTTAAAACGACTTGTTCAGGCGTGAGCCATGTTTAAAATTTCCCGATAAGCTATAGGCAGTAAGGCTCGAAACCTTGGTCGGGATCTAAGCAACAAAGGTTGCAGAAAGTTATTTGACGTACAGATAGTAATATACAGCAGTGATTGCAGTAGCAGTGTCGCCATGTAAGACTCCACCAATGAGGAAACGAAGGGTGTCTAACGGAGGTATCGGGACAGCTATCGAAAAAACACTCCCTATTCTATAAAGGATAGTAAGAAATGGTTCGAATCCATTATAGGGAGCAAACTATAAAGAACAGCATGAAAAGAATATTAACACTAGCAGTTGCCGTAGTAGCTATGGCATCATGTTCAAAAGAAGGATTCCAAGACGTAGATGTACTGCATAACCAGGGATCATCACAAGCAATTCTAAACGGTATTACATTGTCACCAGGACAACAGGAGATTGTACCTCATACCACTAATTACTCCATTACCTGTAGTGAAGGATGTAAGGTTAACATCAATGGTTCTATCTACTACCAATCCGGAGTTTATCAAAACGATTCTAAGCGTCAACACAAATTTTAAGCCGTAAACTGGATTCTTGGGTGGTTCGATTCCACCTACGGCTCTCCAAATAAGGAAGGCAGATTTAAGACATTTTTAGCTGCCTAATAACGTAAATGTCAAACACAGCCCGATGTAATAGTCGGGCTTTTTCATTTTATAAAAATCTATAAACAATATGCTACAAGTAACAATTGACGAAAAAATGCTTAGCTCAATTATCGACTTAGCTGTCGATAAGGCTGTAGCGAAAGAAAGAGAAAAGCAATCTGAAATTATCCTAATGGACAGTGATCAGATTTGTTCAAAATTTGGGATAACACGCCAAACACTCAAGCTATGGAGGGAGAGAAAAGAAATACCTTATATCCAAATCGGTGGAATATATAGATATGACTTCAACAAGATCATCCAATTAAAAGAAACCAAACGTAAACGATAATATGAAACTTTTTAAAAGAATTGACCGATCAGTTCAGAACTGGTGGTTCTACTTAGATGAAGAAACTAAGGAAATGTTTCGATTCTATTTTCAAGTCATTGCAATAGCTGTAATGGCTTTTTTCTTTTTATATGCCCTTTATGTTGGGGCAAGTGAGTATGAAGTAATTATAACAAGTAGATAAAGATATGGGAATATACAGAAAACTATTCGAAATACAGAAAACTACCAGGGGATTCCAAAAGGATAAGAAAGGAAATAACTATGAGTATGTTTCCGGCACAAAGATCTTAAATCATATACGTGCTAAAATGGATGAACTTGGGGTTATTCTCAAACAGGAAATACTATCCATTGAAAACGAAAGACAGGACTACAGAACAGGCATAGGCACGAACTATGAAAAACCTAAATCCGAGATTCTCTCAAAAGTTTCTATGCGATTCACTTGGGTAGATGTTGAAACGGGAGAAAAGGACGAAAACCTATTCGGGGCAAATGGTCAGAATGATTGGGATAAAGGAGTGGGTAGCGCATTGACTTATGCAGAACGTTATTTCATGCTTAAATATTTTCACATCCCTACTGATGAAGATGATATCGATGCACTTCCTCCAAAGGATTCATCCCCTACTGATGAAGATGCTAAACTGATAACGATTGCCAAAGCAAAAACATTGATAAAAAACGCTCAAACCATCGAACAGCTAACGGCAATTTTCAACGGTAATCAACATCTACATTCTGAAAAGGATTTCACAGACACATTAACAAAAAGAAAATTGGATCTTAAACCTAAGCAATAATGAATGTATTTGAATTAAACCCCGATTACATAGCGATAAAGGAATCCTATGTAACTACGCTGCAGGAAAAGTTCAGCAATGGAGAACTTTACCTCTCCTACTCATCACTTTCGAATTTCCGAAAGTCTCCAAAGCACTTTATAGATTACAAGTTATTCGGAAACGAGGACACGGACAGTATTTTACTTGGTAGAGTTTTACACACACTAGTTTTAGAACCTCATAAATTCGATAAGGAATATGCAACAGCGCCAGAGTGTGATCGAAGGACAAAAGAAGGCAAGTCAATATATGCTGAATTCCTTCAATCTGCAAAAGATAAAACAGTCATATCTTCAACTATTTACAATCAAGCTGTTGAAATGGCGATATCGGTACTGTCAAACGAACAGAGCAAAGCTCTAATTGATGGAACTATTTCAAGAGAAAAAAGGATTGATTGGGAAATGTATGGATTTAAGTTTCTATCCTTCCTGGATGGTGAAGGTGAAAATTATGTTTTCGATTTAAAATCAATGCCCGATGCTGATCCAAAGAAAGTTCAAAGGGAAATATTGAGCAGATGCCTATGGTTACAGGGTGGAATGTACCTTAAAGCCTTGAATGAAGATAAGGAGTATTATATCATTGCAGTTGATAAGAAAGGAAATGTTTCCGTTCACCTGTTAATGGATTCTTTAATTGAATATGGCAAATCAGAATTTCGAAGATTGTGTGAAGATTTTGAGGACTGCCTAAGCACTAACAGTTGGTTAAAATCTTATGAATACAGAAGCCACAACGGAATATATCCAATCGACAAACCACAGTACAACATCTAGTAAATTAGCGAAGTACTATGCCGAAAAGCTTTACAATGAAGTAGATCCTATAATGCGAAAAGTATATTTCAACACACTAATGAGATTACTCAATGGCAAACTGGAAACTTCATAAGTATTACAGAAAAGTTTGCGTTTCCATGATAAAGGACAGAATCAATCAATTGAATATCTGTCCTTTTTTATTGAACAACACCCAAACTCACCGCTTGATAAAATCGCTAACAAGAACAAAAAGCACCTCACTGTTTGATAACAAAGAATTTTTAGAATTTCTGGAAGAAGTATGGTGCATAGGCGCACACATAGGAATTTATATTCCAGAACCCAATGAAAACCAAAATGGAAATCAAGGAAATAATACAATTGATGGAGACAAGGTTTCTACCATTGATTGACAATATAAAATCACCTCTTAGTTTCAGATTTGGAGAGGTAAACTTAACAATACACCCATCTTACATCCATGTATTTTACAAGGTGTTCTCCAGTAGCCAATTCGACTGCACTTCAAATAAGGATTGGACTAGCGTATCTGTTTGCCCGAACCACATAACAGAGGATGATATTGTAGCAATACATGATTCCCTAATAGATATATGGGATAAGCACCTGAAAGATTCTAATATCATCCAGTCAAGAAGAACACAAATAACTAACCGAATTAAAGAACTAGAAAACGAATTATCATTATGTCAGTAAAACCAAAATCAAGACCTGTTTTCGCCCGGTTTGATAAAATCGACAGTGAAAAACCATACAAAGTGACCTGTCCCGAGCTACAGCTTACACCTTTCCGATTTAAGACACTAGAAATGGCATTGGATAAGGTAAAAGAAGCCAAGGAAAATAGGTTCCAATCAATATTGACAATTGTCGATGTGGAAAAGGAAAAGTTAACCTTTGCAGGATATACTGCACCTGATTGGACAAGAAGGAGGTCATCATGAAGTCATTGACCATTCCAAGACCAAAATCACTTCTTGAAAAAAAGAAATTGGCCCTATTCCAAGATTTAGCAACCATTCATATCCTAGGAAAAATAATCCAAATAGGATATTATTCTTCCATCAAAGGAACTAACTTCTTAAAGCCTCAGATTGCATCAAAAGGAGATCAGATACACAAACTATCAGAAGATATAATAAAGTCCCTCGGGGAAGCTGTAAGGCTCAAAGAAGATAAAGCGGAGTACATGGAGTATGAACACTTTACAGAAGTATACGAACTTATCAAGTCATTGGTTTTCCTCGATACTCAATCAATCTCAAATCTTACAAAGGTTATCCAGGAAGAAAGGGAGAAAACACACGAAAAGTTAAAAAAGGAGTAGCAATGGCAGAGGACAAGAAAGCATTTGTGGTTTACGCTGATTGGGAGTCTCAATTTGATTTACTGTCGGATGAAGAAGCAGGGAAATTAATAAAGCACATCTTCTCTTATGTCAACGATAAAAATCCCGAATTCGATAATAATGAACGACTTCTTATCATGGCATTCGAACCAATAAAGAAGCAACTCAAGCGAGATCTAAAAAGGTACGAGAACACCAAGTCCGAAAGAAGCAATAGCGGTGTTATCGGAAATTTGAAAAGATGGCATATTGATTTGTACAAAATGTATGAAAATAAGGAAATCACTCTTGAAGAAGCTCAAAAAATCGCTAATGCTCGCACCAAATCGCTATGCGATAATAGCGATACATCAAAATCGCAAACGGTCGCAAATATCGCTGTTACAGATATAGTAACAGATACAGTAATAGATATAGTAACAGATACAGTAATAGATACAGATATATCTATTAATAGTGTTAGTGCCGAAAATAAATTTTCGTCCACACAAACAAAAAAAAATATTGAAGATCGATTGGAAGAATTTAGATTACAGATAGAGCCATTCAAAGAAAAATATTCCAATGACACACTCAATGACTTTTGGAGGTATTGGACAGAGAAAAATTCTAATGGAAAAAAAATGCGTTTCGAAATGCAAAAAGTTTTCGATGTAGGCAGAAGATTAATTACATGGTCAAAAAATGAAAACAAAAATTTCAATGGAAAATCAAAATCAAATCTCGGTGTTCAATCAAGACAAGAACGAGTTGAAGAAGTTCGAGAGCTCCGGATCGCTAATCAACAAGCTCTTGCCGACAGATTATCGAAGTATACCACAAGTAATCCAGAGTAACCTACCATCAATTTCCAAAATAAGAAAACAGGATTCCGAAGTAGCTCACTTAGTAGTTCAAGAATTCATCACAGATTTGGTTGAATTTCTAAATGTAGGAAAGATTATGAACGCATCGCAAATCAATCAAACATCAATCTACATACTAAAATATTTCCCTCACTTCAATTTAGCCGATTTAAAGCTCTTTTTTGACAAAATGAAGCTAGGACATTACGGTAAGTTTTATGATAGCGTAGACGGTCAATTAATACTGTCTAAGATGGAAGAATATTCACAAGATAGAATGAACGAGTATGAGCTATTGAGATTAGCTAAACATCGGGAAGAAATCAAAGAAAATCCAATTGGAGAAGGCTATCATCCAGACGTTATTGCAGCAATCAAAAAAGCAATTGGAGAAAAGAAAGCACCAGAAATTGAAAAAGTTGAAAGGATTAAAACCGAAGGAGAAGTTTTTACACAAAGATGCATAAGGCAATTTGACAATCTGCATTCAAAATTCGGTATCAAAAATACTTCTGGAAGATTCTTGAAATTAGGCGATAAAGTGCTAGGATTTACAGAGTTCTTGGAAAGAAAATTCTTAAATAAAAAATCTTAACAATTCTAAATTATGTCAGATAACAAAACAATAGACAATGTCCATGTACACATATACGGACATGAAATGCTTGGAGAAGTAATTTCAAGAGCAAGAAAAAACAAAATACCTTACGATAAGGAAATGCAGTATGATTTCCATTCACATGGACACGTTTACTTAGTACACCAACAAGGACAATTAACATTAGTAGAAGATCCATCGGAAAACCATAATGTAGAGGTGTCATTAAATGATTTGTTTGAGCTTTACTTGTCAAAGGAAGAAATTGAATCAAGACATCAAATAGGGAAATGGTATAAGCATGAGTATGGCTCTATATTCTGTGTGACTTCAATAAATGAATCAGGTTCTCTATACGGATATGGCTTTCTTAAAGATGGTTCATGGTTTAGTTTTATTGATGAATCAAGTTCAAAATGCGCTTGTAATAATATAGCTAAAGAATACACTACCGAAGCCACTTCGACAGAAGTAGAACAAGCCTTGATTGAGGAAGCTAATAGAAGGGGGTTTACACCATATTACGATACTTTTCATTTCGATCATAAATTAAACATTCTGTATGATAGATTTGGATTAGGGCAAGAAGTTATATTTAGCAACGGCAAATGGGCTACCGTCATCGAACAAGACAAATTCGCAGAACTTAAAGAAGCTCATAGGAATGGGGCGATTATTGAATCAATGCCTAAAAAATGGATTGGTGACTGGACTATAGCTACTAATCCTATATGGGATGGTGATAACTACGAATACCGTATCAAACCGGAAGAAAAACCAAAGGTTGGAGATGTTATTAAAGCTTGGGTAGATGATGAAAACGATTACTTTATAGGGGTTTTAGATTATATAAATGTCAACGGAGATTATGTGGTTAAGTTTCAAAATTCCCATGACACAAGCATTTATACATTTAAAGCTCGATTCGCCAAAACCCTAACCCAACAAGAAGCAATCGAATTACTATTCCCAAACAAATAGATGTGGCAAACAATCCTAGGTAATACGCCTAGTAAAAGTAACTGCTACAAGATTATCACTCTACAAGGTCATGGCTCTCTAGCTAAAACAAAGTCCTTAAAAGATTACGAAAACAATTTCTTTATCCAATATAACCACTATCGAAACAAGATGATAGATGGATATTTTGAGCTATATATCAAAGTGTTCTACCCTTCTCAAAGGTCAGACCTAGACAATAGCCTTAAGATAGTATTGGACTGCTTACAGAGAGTAAAGGCAATTAAGAACGATAACAGATGTGTCAAGATAGTAGCAGAAAAGTATTTAGATAAATCAAATCCAAGAATAGAATTTAAAATAGATTCAGCATGACGTTCGAAAGCAAATTCGGGATAGGTGATATAGTATTTCTTATTACAGATGTTGACCAAAAGGAACGCATTATAACACAGGTAAGTTTTAGGCAAAACAACTGGGTTTTGTATGAAATTGCATGTGGTTGTAGTTCTTCATGGCATTATGATTTCGAAATATCATCTGATAAAAATTGGAAGATGACATGATAAAACGAAAGAAAAAGATTTGTGAATCCTGCAAAGATGAAAGGTACATATTCAGTAGGCGTATGTGCCTTTTTTGTTATAACAAGAATTTCATTAAAAAGCCTATCCAAAAGAAAAATACCCCAATTCCCAAACGATCCAATAAAGGAATAAAAGAAGATAGGATTTACTACAAACTTGCTAAGAAATTCAAAGAAGATAACCCCTACTGCAAAGCTAGATTAAATGGATGCACTCATTTTACTACTGATGTACATCACATGAAATCCAGGGGAATAAACCTTAACAAGATTGAGTATTGGCTACCACTATGCAGGAACTGCCACAACAAGATAACTGATGATTCAGCCTTCGCCATTCGTGAAGGCTTTTCTATTTCCAGACTTAAAGATTAAATCAGATGAAAACATTCATAACCCATTATTCAGCCATCAATGAAGATGGTGAATTAATAACTATGGAAGGTAGGATAAAAGCCTTTGGTTGGCTTAGTGCCTATTTCTTCCTATGGATAACAGGAAGATCAAAAAACGAAAGTATTTACGGACTACTCATTGAGGAATACGAATGTGAAAACGAGGTGTTCCAAAGAGTTCTAAAAGCAGTTAAGGAGGAATCATGAAAAAGAAATTCACAACCGAAGAAATAGACATGATAGTCCATCTGTCAAGATCAGGAAAGTCACCGATTGAAATAACCAAAGAAACCGGTATAAACTACAGCAGTGTAAGGTCAATAATCCGGAGGATAATTGGGGTTGCGGACCGTGCATCTTCAGAAAAGAGGAAGATGTACGATCAAATGGCAATTGACAGACTTACGATGACATCAATTGAAGTAGGTATTAAGTACGGCATCACCACTATATACGTGAACCAGTTGCTACAGAAACACCCTGAAAAAGGAAAGTTCAAGATGATAAGGCAAAAGGCAGATCCAAAGTTGAAGTCAAGGCCAAATACAAGGATAAAAACCAAGGTAACGGAGCCTATCGATAAACCATCGATGCAAAAGGGACATGTCAAGCTACAGAAGAACGAAAAGATATTCCAAACCAAACAGCCCAAAGCCATGCGCTCTGTACCCATGTACGACAACAAGAATACGATAAAGTTTGTAGAACTAGATGATCCAAGGAGCAATGAGGAAATCCGATCAGCATGGAAGGAAGAACAAGAAAAGAAACTGAGGTCATTGGCTTCGTAAAACACTAACAGAATGGAAAAGGAAGCCACTCACAAGGTTACCATGCCGACAATAGGTAGGAAATATCACATCAAATGGGCTAAGAAATTCTCAATGGTTTGGCGATTGATTGCTATTGACGGTAATACCTGTCATTTAAAAACTAAGTATGGGAAATCGGTCACTTGCAGAATTGACGAACTCCTTGAAATTAACAGAAACGTTTTACCATAACCCCCACAACCAAATGGAAAGATTAACAATAAAGGAACTAGCACCTTACCTGCCTTATGGTCTTAAAGTAATAGGATTTAACAGCTATGTCAATAAAGATATGGTTTGTGATTTAACAGATAGAAATCTATGGACACACATAGAAAATCAATCTAAACCCCTGCTAAGACCTCTATCCACCCTTACAGAGGAAATAGAGCATAATGGAGAAAGGTTTGTCCCTTACGATACATCAGTCTTTGCTAGGCACAGAATGAATACACTACACCCTAAATGTATAAATATCGTAGGTATGCCTTATTGGTGTGTTACAAAACTACTAGAATGGCACTTCGACGTATTCGGCTTAATAGACCGTGGTCTAGCCCTACCTATTGATGGAAAGGAGGTGGAACCCCTCACTTGCGGTTACTGCGATTCAAAATTTTCAAAAGGAACAGGTGGCAATTATGGGGAGTATGGAGATGTATGTATCAATTGTTATGAAGGATTAAGTTAAGGAGTTTAAGCCATGAGTAAAAAACTACACCTAACACTAAAAAAGAAGTGGTTTGACATGATTGCTTCGGGAGAAAAGAAAGAAGAATATAGGGATATTAAGGATTATTGGACTAATAGATTATGTTGCGGATTTCCATCTGCTTACGACACCAAAGACTTCGACCAAGTCCAATTCCGAAATGGATACGCTAAATATTCGCCTACCATAACGTTGCAATGCAAAGGCATTTTCATCAAGGAAGGTAATCCAAAATGGGGAGCGGTTGAGGGGCAAAAGTATTTTGTAATTGAATTAGGGAACATTATATCAACAAGCCATGAGTAAAACAATAGAGGAAATAAAAGACGAAGTAGCGATTGAATACGGTTGGAAAAGCTGGAAATCTTGTTACGGTGATGATGGGATAACCAACGCAATGATTGACGAAGTTGCCGAACGCTACGCCCAATCCCAAACACAGGAGCTTCAAGACTGGAAAGAATCTGCAAGTAAAGTTTTTAAGAATTTGGATTTACAAGCGATCGGAAAAACTTTAGGTATTGGTTTAGGAGAGGACGTGTCAACAAATGTTCTGCCGAAAATCAATGAGCTTCAAGAGCAGAATGCGGAGCTTGTTAATGCTTTGCATGTAATTAAGAACTTACAGTCGTTAATCGAATACCCGAAAGACACGCCTATAGAACATTCGGGAGAAGCAGAAGCAATCCATCAAATGTTCAATGTAATTGACATTCTTTTAACCAAATACAACCACTTAAAATCAAACACAAATGGATAAACCAACAGGAATAGAACTAATCGCTAAGGAGCGAGAAGAACAGATAAATAAACATGGGTACACTAAAGAACAAGACCTAATGTACCAAAGCAATGAATTGTTACAAGCTGCATCAGGAATATTAGGGCTACCAAGACCTGGAACTAAATCAACCGTAAGCATGAGTATTATGTCGTTCACTCCACCAACTGGATGGGACAAATTTATATGGTCTAAGATGTGTAGCAAACCTTACAAAGAACGGCTAATAATCGCAGGTGCATTGATTGCTGCAGAATTGGATAGGCTTACTGCAATTGAAGCCATCCACACCCAAGATGGAGGGCAAGAGGGATGAACAATAATCCAAGTCCTTTTAATTCAGATATAAAAACATTGCTGACCTCAAACATGGTAAAAATAAGGAACATCTATGATTCAATCCAAAATGCAAATTAACCATGACCCCACTAATATACTTAGGACTGGATAGCTACGATAGGCTATCCTTCCTTAATAAGGACAAGGGACCAGTAATTGAAGCGGTCAGCGAGGTTACGGGTATAAGCTATGATCAGATCAGGAGAAAGTCAAGGTTAAGGGAATTTGTTACGGCCCGTTCGCTTATCTGCCACTATCTAAGGAAGTACACCAATCTTACATTACAGCAGATAGGAGATCTGATAGGCGGCCGAAACCATGCAACGGTAATAAACAGCCTTTCCATGCATGAAGATCTATTCCAAGTAGATAGTGAGTTTAGGAAACTATCATCAAGCGTGGAAGAAATATTGATTAAACAATTGAAATAGGGTTAACACCGGAAAGAGTGATATTATCGATTATCAGTGAAATAAGTGATAGCCCCTTCCCAATTATTAGGAACTACAGGACGAATCTTGCCATACCTACCACTGCAATTGCATAAATAATAATGTAGCCTATGGAATTTCCTTTTTTACTTCCTTTTGATGGGAATAGAGCCCACGCAAATAGTAATAGACAAAATATGCCAAACATAATTTAAAATTTATACACAAATATAAATATTGAATGCAAAAATACAAACCTCTCCAATCTTGGGGAATTAAGAAAGAAGAAATGATGCATACATATTCAGTTATACTAGCTTATTTTCTTGAAGGCGAGATGTTGCAATGGGAAAAGAAGTATTACACTATTAGCGAGAATGGAGCTAGACAAAGAGCTTTATATGACTATGGAAGTGAATTTTCAATATTATCAGTAAGAAAATTAGATTAATAAAAATGGAAAAAAGAAACGACGTATACAATATTTTGTACGAAAATAAAAAGTACATGATTTTAAATTCATCAACGGAAACATATTTCCTTCAAGATGAGGATGGCAATACAATTACCGTAGACAAAGACGAATGCGAAATATTATTTGAGGTCTAACCCCAAATTAGAGATAAGAAGAAATGAAAACAGAAGGCTATTTAAAAATATTCAATAAAATTGGAGCTGTTATAAAAATAGATATTGCAATCAATCCAAACTTAGAAGCTTCATTAAAATTAACACGTTTGAAGAATATAAGACTAATAACTGATCCACATAATAATATTAAAATATACCCAACAATAATTGACAATAAATCTATAGAGGAATTTATCGTTCCATCTCCAGTAAAAAGAACTAACCAATACATTAAGGAGAAATAGATAATTGGCAATAGAAATGAAAATAAATTCTTTTTCATAATGCAAATTAACAAATTAAACAATTTTAAGTCTAGTTCTATCAAACTTAACAAACAACAAGCCACCGAGAAAGCTAATGAAAGGGCTGTTGAAATTTATAACAGCAAATAATCATCAAATAAAATTGCACCTAAAAAGCGATTTTTAACCCGTTCCTGGCGGTTTTATCAAATGAGCATCAAATGAATAATGTCCAGTTTATGCACTAAAAAACTGGACAAATACCCCTATCAAATAACATGATTTAAAGTTGGTATATTTGATATTATGGAAAATTACGAACAATACAGAGCCAAAATTGAGAAGGCAATTAAAGAAACTCAGGAACATTTCAAGAAATATTTTGATAATCTTGATGAAGAGGAATTAAAAGACTTTAATAATTATGTAACACCTTATAAAGCTGGTTGTGTTGCAGGTATTAAACTCTTTGAAACATGGGAAAACCTCCCGATTCATATCAAAGGATATTTCTACAAAAAAGTTCAAGCCTAACCTACCGTTAGGCTTTTTATTAACTGTTTTCCATGCTTTTAAGCATAAGGCCGCTCAAACGCTTTATATCATTTTCTGAAAAAGTAAGTACATCACGTCTTAAATCTGCGGATTGGTTAAATTCATCGAGAAATCCACGGCACAAAGCAAGTATTTCTAAATTGAACAATCTAGATGTATTCCAATCATCTACTATTTCCTCCAGACATCCAACTAAAATTGAAATATGGTCCCAATCTTCTGCTTGCTTAATCTTATTGAAAATATTATCGAAGAAATATGCATACCTCATCATGATTTTATATTTTACAGATTACAAAATAAACCCCTTCATTATCTTTGAACTTCATTAGTCTAAATTCCGTATAACGAGATATTTCCAGGATCATTTCTTCAAGGATATCAGTATCAACTCCTGAGCTTACATCAATGGCCCTGAAACTGAAATCCCTTGACAAATATTTCTTTTCATAAAACTCTTTGAGGAATTCTATTTTCTGCTCCTTGGTTCCACTGACAAACATTCTTCTGAAATTTTATGTAATTTTATAAAATAAAAACGAATTAAATTAACATTAACAAAAGCTTAATAAACGAATGTTTAAACATTTATTATATATTATTGATTGTCAACAATATTATTTTTAAATACTTAAAAATATGCAAATAAATTAACTGGGTGTTTTAATGGTAAAAGTATAATATTTAAAACTGTTTCACTCTAAAGGTGTTTTAACTATACACTAAAATTTTATTAATATGGATTCTTTAGATTTAAAAGGCAAATGGAACATCCTTAAAGGAAAAGTAAAACAGAAATATGCAGATCTTACTGATGATGACCTTCTTTACGTAGAAGGAAAAGAGGATGAATTATATGGTAAACTTCAGGAAAAGACAGGCAAGACCCGTGATGAAGTGAAATCTTGGTTGAAAGATTTAGATAACGAATAAAATCCTTTAAAACAAACAATTATTATGAGCCTAACATAAGTTAGGCTTATTTATTATATTTGGATTAACCAAATTATGGATATTATGAAAAATACGTTTATATTTTTATTTATAGGGCTTTTACTTGTCCTATTCTCCTGTAAGAAAAATGAAGTCATTGAGAAAGAAAAGATTGATGATTCCAAATTAACAATCAACAGTAAAGATTATTTAATTTCCGATCTAAAAGATATGATGGCTGAATATAGAGGTGTTGATCCTGAAAGATTAGTATATAATGAGAAAGATACTACTTTTACGATTTTACATTATTATAATTTAAGGTTTAAAATTGTTGACATGCTTAAGACATATGGTAAATACTAAAATTTAAGTCATTAATAATTTAAAAGCTCCGAATCTGATTATTTAGGGCTATTTTGTACATTAAGGTTCTCCATTTATTGCCATGTATGGAAAATCAAACTAAAACATAATGCCTTAGACTCATGTTAATATTTTTTTAAATTGTAACCACCAATACTTTAATGAAGTTTATTTTAATCAAGCCTCATAAATTAACATTTTCCATATAAAATATAAAATGATAATAATTCTATTAATTTTTACTTCTATATTTTTAATTACTACCGAACACAGTAAAAGTCAAAATTTAGTTAGGCCTGGAACTTTTTCTTATAATGGCACCATTTTCAAAGTATCAATTTCTCCTACTAATATTGATGAATTATCTATTTCGGTTCAAAATGCTCCAGATTTAGGTAGAAACCCCTCAAATATTAATGGTACACCTGTGGAAGAAATTTTACCAACCATGGAATTTAAAAATTCGTATGATTATGGCCCCCTTTTACTTGATTTTAGTAATTATTCTACCTTAAAAAAAGATGGAGAATTTATTAAAATGACATTTTCAATAAATGGTTACGGTAAAATCAATAAAATCTATTTTGATATCTATGGTCAAACAAAAATAACACAGCAAGATTTTGGCAAATTTTATCAAAAAGTAAAGTCAGAAAATTCCTATCTGATTAGATCCAGATACAACAACCATCATGCAATAAAATTTTTATATAGGGATACCACGATAAAATTTAATAGTAGTTATCACGTTTCTCGAATGCCAATGAATTAAAAGAAATTATGATAAATAACCAAGCCACTGGTTAGAGTGGCTGTAATTTTAAATAATCATACTCCTGCCTAAAGAAGTTATCCTATAAGTGGAATAATAGGATTCTTTTGAATTAGGTTTAACTGGACACTCTACGTACCCAAAATCTTCAAGATATTTTAATTCTTTTTCAAATCCATTAACTTGGACTAAATCGTCAATTGATTCACCATTCTCTAGCCTTGAAAGAATGATTTGTTGAATTTCTATGTTTATACTCATAGATACAATAATATAAAATAAAAAATGGACAAAGCAAGAGTTTTTTTAATATATATTTGATTATCAGTATATTATAAATTTACAATTGTAACATTTAATTTATTTCTTCAGTTTACTTCCTCCTTCCAATCCCAAAGAACCACCAACAACCCCCTATCAATATCACAAGGAAAGCAATGGCCCATCCAATCTTGCTGGCAAAAACTGCCCAAATGTTTGGTGTGCTTGCGCTTTGACTGGTCTGCGATGTTTCCCTTCTGGATTGCTCCGCTTGGACTGCAACCTGCTTGCTTGAGGTATCCTGCCTATCCTCTTTACGTTCCTTTTCAACGTCCTTTCGTTCGGTTATCCTTTCGTTTACCACTGTTTCCTTTCTGCTGGATGGAGTGGTAACTTCCAAAGTCAATGTCTTATTGAGGGTATCGAGTACAGCTTTGATCATCCCTACTGCGCTATCCATGGGAATGATGTTTTCCCCAGGCTTTAGATCCCCTTTCCGGATAACCGCTTTCCCCTTGCTACCTTCCGTTGTGGTGGTGGTCGTGGTCTGACGCTCGGTGACAATCGTCCCCTTATCGATTTCCCGATCCTGAACAACTGATTTGCTGCCTGACTGCTCCTTTATGGTCTGCTCAACCTTTGCGCCTTCCTTTATTTCCAATTTTTCGCTTGACTTGCTCTTATTCCTAAGAGATCCGCACGAGGCAAAGATGCACACCAAGCACACCATTGCTGCTATCCTAATACCTTTCATCCAATACTTTTTTTAGACTGTCCAACGAATTATTTAAGTTATCCAATGACTTTACCAATGGAATCTTTTCGACTTGCTCCAGTGGCTTGTTTTGGCTTGATGATGTAACCAACACGGAAAACACCAACATCAATAGTATCAATGCCTTTTTCATTCCTTACCTCCGATCCTCTGTACGATGGTGTCTACCTTGTTCAATGCCTTGTCAACTCCTTCACGGACTCCTTCTAATCTGCTATCCACAACTTCAGGAACCCGCTCGTTTACGGCCTGCGGTACTTGCCTGCGGACTTCTTCCACGATCTTGGCATTCAGATCCTCATTCATCGTAATAATCTTATAAACTAAATAGACATTCAGCAAGATGGATATTGTCGCTACAAGTGCAACGATATCCTTATATGCCAATCCGAAAATCTTTACCACTCCGTCGACCTTGCGATCGATCATATCTTGCTTAACATCGCTCATCTTTACTTACTGAAATATAAATCCGCTTCTGCTTTTCTTCTCCTTACCAATCCTGCAAATACATTTCCCCCGGCCTTGTTCCATTTTGCGAATTCCTCACGGATGGAAGGATCGTTTGGGTTTACATTGAGCTTTTTTAATAGTGTAGATTTACCGAAGTTCGCACCGCCCAGATTGAAGGTAAAGCTCACCAAGGCATCGAACTGGTTCTGTGTCAATGGTACACGGACCAACCTCAGCACATCGTTCTCGTAACCATTCAGGATCTCCTGCAGCATGCATGTAGCCTGATGTTCTGTCAATGGCCTGTCCTGCATCGTTACCTTTCGTCTATCGGGCAGGTAATACGTAAAACCATATCCAATGGTAGGAATCCCTATCGGGTCCCTATAAGGCTTAGGGTAGAATCCCTCAAAGCTCTTTATCAATGCCAATCCCTTTTCTCCTGTTTTCATTTTAATTTCCTATATTTAAATTCTTGTAGTTTATCATTACAAAAATTGGTTATAGCCCAACGGTGTTCATGCTGTTGGGCTTTTTGGTATTCAATTTTATTTTTATTACCTTCATAAAGTTCATAGAAACTATTTGATTTATTGCCAATGGATTAGGGTGATCCATTGGTTTTTTTATTGATACATTAATCGCTGTAAATCTTTAATACTTTCCTTCTTTTCCTTTTCCCTTAATTATTATTAAATTTATTCCGTTCTACTCCCCGTAGAGCGTTAACATATTTTAGGCCCAACGGTATGTTTGCTGTTGGGTTTTTATTTTATTTTATTTAACTTCATAACATTAATGCATCATTACAAATAGACTAATTAACAATTGGCCCAATGATTTCCGGTATTCATTGGGCTTTTTTATTTTTTTCTGTTACTTTTTTAACTATATTTAGTTATCAAAAACATTCATATGATAGTGTCGTTTTTGAGCCCAATGGATGAGGACGATCTATTGGGCATTTTTTATACCCCTACCGAGATAGGGGCGTTAAACATTATATATCTCTCAAAAAATCCGCATAAAGCTTAGAACCGTTTGCGTTCATATGACAACTGTCATTGCTCCACAATGAACCAGCCCATTTAACGGTTATCGTTCCGCTTGTCAATGTATCATCTAATATTACCAATCTTGGAGTTCTACCGTTGTAAACCTGACCTGAATTTGTAGTGCCTGATACTAGCTTGTTCAGTGCTGCTCCTGTAGCTGACTGATTAACAGTATATGCCCAACCGTTTTGAACTACTGCACGCTTTCCGTATATACTTTCGCCATTCAACAATACGTCTACAGATAATAGATTCTGCCCATTAGTTCCGAATTCAAGCACCCTCTTATTCAGATAAGGGTCTAATACTGCTGATGCAACATTTAAAGTCGTACTCTCTTTAGCTTGGCTTTCTTGCCATTTCCTTAAGCTCAAATAGTCAACTGAATGTACATTAACCTTGCTGTTTGCAACCATATCCATAATGATTGGATAACCCCATAATTCACGTCCCAATACATTAGGCATAGGGTTTTCAAGAACGTAGATAGGACAATCAGTAACTGACCTAATTTTATCAATTACTCCTTCCAATTTTGTTTTGAAAGTTCCCAATGAACGTACACCAATTTCTTTTCCAACAAAATCCTGCAAACTGTTATAGATGATTTCACCCTTAGAAATAGGCTTGTTAAATGAAATGGTGTTTCCGCTTATGCCCGAAACTATCCTTTCAATATAATCCTTATTGTTACCCCAATATTGCCCAATCATAACCACATCACCCACAGCGATTGGAGTATCTACAGTACCGGAAAAAGTCACGCTATCTTCGGTAATTGCTGTAATGAACCCTCTCCACCTTGTCATTGTGTAATCATCTGTGCCTGAATTGTAGTCTATTGACCTAAGAGGCAAATTTTTTGTAGCTCTCAAACCTGCTAATGATAAGGTGGCACTAGAATATACCTTATGCCCTTTTACAATCCAATCATCATTTGGAGTGGTTTCGATGACCAATTTATCAGGGTTGAACTCGATCACCCTTTGCCATCCTCTCAATGCATCCTGAGAGATAGTCCTGTCCAGATCCCAAAGATCCCATCCACCAATACCTGCATTCTGGAAATGGAAATATCTGTTCGTTGCAAAGTTGAAGATGAAATATGGTGTGCCACTTGCAGTGCCGTAGTTCCCCTTAATCCTAAGTCTAACAGTACGTTCTTTGTTATCCAAGAATCTATATATCTTTACAACCCTTTCATCTGTCTGCCTAAAGTCCAAACCTGTGGCGATAGAAGCAGGCGCAAGTGGATCGAATGAAGTATCACCATCACCGTAAGGACTTTCATTATTTCCTGACGAATCTTGACCGATAGTAGTTTTCTCATAGAACAACGCCTTTGCTCTAGTTCCATTCACAACAATAGCCTGTCCGCTTGTTGGCGCAACTTTGAACCATAGCCAGTGCGTAACAGCAGGGTTGCCATCTTCATCAACTCCCAAACGTCTGATGATTGCACAATCTGAACCAGCAGGAATGCTAAATCCTGTGTTTTGTGTAGTGTTAAGAGTAACTACTTTAGAAGCTCCTGCAACTGTTACTGTATGACCATAAGTAAACGCCATGCCTAAATCGAACATAACAGCAGTACCATCTCCTGTAAAATTCTTAGTGAAAGTTCCTATAGATGTAGGATTGAAGTTATTGAATGTGTCGTGAAGATTTCCATCGATATACAATTCAATTTCACTTGCATTATCGTTGCTTCTTTCGATACCCTGAATAATGCTTACCTCGTTACCTGTAATCTTGAATTCAAACTCTTGACCAATACCTGTTATTTTTCGAGCCTTACCCAAGAAGTACTGTCTATTTTCAATTAATGTACCACCTTCAAGTTCTGATGCTAAAATTGCCTTTGCGAACTTTGATTGCTTCAATTTGATGTATTCAGCAACATAGCCAGATTGCAAATAACCATCCCCCCATGTAACAGATGAACCCGTAAAGGAAATTCTTTCGTTTTCATTTCCAAGTACATTAGCATCTTGTTCTGGAATGTCAATAGTTACACCTTGTAAAACTGTTTCTTCAAAATATGTATTTGTTTTAAACCAAAAGTCTAAATATAAAGACGTGTCGACCAACGCGCCAGATGGTGTCGTTGAAGTTGCTAATGGCGGGTATCCGTTAGCTTCTGTGAAAATTACCGCTGGGTTAGGGTATCTCCTGTGGAGTCCGAATTGACCGTTAGCCGTAACCTCAATAAATACTTTACCTGTTGGATTGACAATGCTAGGGAAAGTAAAGATTGTATCAACCCGACCTGTACCTCCTGGGAATGGCGCAGTAGTTGTAGCAATAATTTCTCCTGTTTTATTTACCTGCCTAATGTTTATCGTAAAAACAGTTGGTAGTACCCTTACTGGGTTATAGTTTACAGGAATTGTAATCTTATCAAAAGGCTGTAATTCGCCTGCTGGAAATCCCATTTTATAATTACCATCGCTCTGTGGTCCAACGCCGTCAACAAACGGAACGTAATCTTCTCCTGCTACAAGCGAGGTGACAATATGCTCATTGACTTTATCTACAGTTTCATCTACATAAGCAGGAACAACAATATTGGAGTTTGCTATTTCTATTATTTGGTTTTCAGCATTCTCGTTAAAAAGAATATCGTAATCTTCGGTTATAACTTGATGATACACGTCATAATAAGCAGATGACCCACCAGCATTGAATCCCGAAGCCCCCATGTCATTAACCGTGGTATTTCTAGGGAACGGGTATCCATTTTCAGCTGTAAATACCACAGCAGGAGATGTTCTGTAAATTGAAACTGTGGCATTAGTAAAAATTTCAACCCATAACTTTTCCTCGCTTGTATTTTCAATAAGACTAGGTAAATCAAACCTATACAGTGTCCTTGTTCCTGAAATTGTCTTTGTGAAATTTTCGTCAAACAAAACTTCGCCCGATTCGTTCAATTTTTTAACAACTAACCTTTGTGAATTAGATGTACCTCCAGAACCTAATGAAATACTTATAGCCTTTATGTTTTTGTAACCCTTTATCGGGAACCCCCATCCATAAACAGTAGACCCGAAGGAAGTTCCCGAACCAACGTCTAAATGAGATACCTCTCCTTCTGGAACTACTTCTAAAATACTATCAACTTTTTCCTTAGTAGGCGCTACATATTTAACCACAGCCTTCCCTTTTGGAACTTCTTCATCTACTATTGTGTCAGTACCTTCTTGTATAGGCAACGCCCCCATGTCCTTCAGAACCCAAGAAGTTCCGTTCCAATAGGATTTCCAACGTCTGTCAGCACTTGCCTGGACAGGACCACTACCGAAGTCATACCATTTACCGCTAGATACTTCTGCGGTTCTCTGTTCTCCTGCAGGTCCATTGGGTACAACTAAAGCTGTACCTGATGTTGTACCCCCTACTAGGGGTTCCATTTCTATACCGGTAATGTTCAGGTATTCCTTTGCCTGATTGAAGTCCGGTGCCTTTGCTTCCCCTGTTACACCATCACTGATTAAAAACCTATCCGTTCCTTTTATGGAAGTAGGTTTTGGCATTTCATCCGAAAATTTAACTGTAGCCATTCTCTGTTCTCATTTTAACTAATGTCCCTCTGTTCAAAATAGGAGTAGATATACTCCTGCCGCTGCACTTCGTTAGTTCTAATTTGAGCGAGCACACCCTCAAAGTGGCTCCTTAGGTAGTCGATCTTTCCCTCGACAAGTACGAATCTTTTGCTGTTTAAATACTTGCCTATGGTTGTTGTTATGTATCTGCTGTCTTTTTCCTGTAAATAGTCATCCTCCGGATTCACCTGTATGTATCTTTCGCTAAAACATCTTACTGCAAAGTGAGAGAATGGATTTATACGGTTCATATCGAATCCTATCCTAAGTTCATCGTGAGCCTTTCCATAAGAGTATGTCAATTGTCTCAATGAATGGATCAATAAGGGATTTCTTTCGCTGTCATAAGGAGTGAACCAATCCTTTAGCCTTTCCCCTGCGCTGTTGTACTGGATGCTTAAGCTGTCCTCTCTGTATTTATAAAAGAATCCGTTCTGTCCTATCGTCTGATAATCTCCGAAAAGGACTGTCCTTTGTTCTGTTGGTTTGGTAAATTTACCGTCTATCTTTGATTGGAAAACAGTCCCTTTGGGAGTTTGATTGTCGTTAATAAACGATACAGAAACTTCCTTAAGAATATTATGTATTTCTGTTAAGTCAGGGTTATAATCATTTTTCTTAAAAGCCCTGTTAGGGAATATTCTAACAAAGAAGTTAGCAGTATTAATATCGTAGCTTTGGTGGCTTCCTTTTGAAATATTAACCTCCAATTCCCATGTTTGGTCTACCGCTAGATTTGCCGAATTGAATTTATTTTCAAACCCAAATGGAAAAACAGTTACATTCCCTGGAGTATTGATATCTACGATTGGTATAAACCTGAAATTTCCAGTAAAATTATTCCCTTCAACTTTATTTTCTAAGCTGAAATAGTGTTTAACCCCAGGAATTCCATATTCTTCAATCTCCATGAAAAAACCAATCAACATTGCTGTATAAGGCTTTCCTGTTCCTTTTACCTTAACCTTGAATGATGACTTCTTCTTATCCATCGTAACCACCTTAAAGCTATCTGACTGTAATATCCAAGAATCACCATTAACATAATTAGGTACTGAAGTATAATTAGTTGTATCGTTTGATAAGGTGATTATTGAATGGTCATTTATTTGAAGTTCCTTAATTTCATTTTCATAAGTCTCATTGATACTTCCGTTATTGTTATACATTAATGGGATATCAAAAGTCAGCTTTGAATTATAATTAGAATTAGTGAACCAATCATTAATTTCAAAAATATTTAACGAAGGAGATTGCAATGAATGGTTCAATGGATAGATCATATCAATACCATGTTCCAATAGATAGGTGTTCTTTGCTCCTGCAGGAATCAATGTTCTTTCACCTCCAGTATCGATTAGGCTAAAGTATTCCTCTGAAAAGATTATCCTGTCCATGGACTGAAATAAGCCTTCAAATTCATAGACAAACCTTACTCCTTTACCATTGTCAAGATCGAACTTGTTAACTATCCACCATTCGCCTTTATATTGTGTTATAAGGCAATTGAATTGGTTCATGATACGTTGTAATACCTCGTAGCAATTCATTGTCTCCAAAGTCTCTAAATCGGTTGCTAACCTGTATTCATTTACCCAAGTATCAAATAATGGATTGTTCTTTTCCCATGCTTCGAATTCTGCATCACCTGCTTTTGGTTCGAACTGATCAGAATAAAGACCACAAACAACATTGATGTTTAATTCAAGCCCTGTTTCTTTTAGAATATTGGTTATGATATCAAGAATCCTGACCTTATCTGTCATCTCCGATAATATCGGATAGTCTACATCCTTAAGTACTCCTACCCTATCAGAAGCAGTTAACCTAATCAATGGATTTTCCGTAATCTCGACATTAAAGAAGTCAGGAGTTACGAAACCTATCCATTCAAGTTGGTTGTCATAATAGAATACCGCTCTAATCTCTGTTTCATCGCTTGTTGCAAGGTCATCGATATTGAAAAGCATATCCTCAAAGAACTCCATATCTGCGAATGTCGCACGGATTGCACCGCCCTTTTCGCTAGTATCGTTCTGATAGTTCAATGTAAAAGGGTTTGAACCTCCTTCAATAAGATTCTTATCCCTTTCCGGATCATATTCGCCATCAATATTAGATGTCACATAAGCGCCCTCTTGATCCTGTAGGTAGTCAGTTTGGTTAACAAGTATAAATGTTTCCCCAACGTAATCCCATAATTGTATCTCTACCCTTAAAGACTTACCTAAACGGTTACAATAGCTTAATATGTATTTGGTATTATATGACATTATCCTAATCTATTGTTACGGTTCTGATTAATATTCAATGACCCTACAAGGTTATTCCCTTTAATCTTAAGGTCAACCACTTGCTTATCGTTGTTGTAATACGCCCCTCTTGGGACCATGTTTTGATTTGAAGTGGCAGAACTCGTGTAACTCGATGAACTGGATCCAGCGTTTGAACTCATAGAGTTGCCTAATTTAGAAGCTCCGGCGGAAAAGGCGGATCCTATTGCAATTAATGCCGCACCTGCCGCGATGGCTATATATGGATTTAAGGACTTTAGTGCTAACTGTACACCCTTTATTCCTAATCCAGCAGCAACTGCCATTTCTCCAAGTTTGACTAAAATTGTCCCAATAGAAGAAAGTAACGATGATCCAATGGCCTTAATAACATTCTCACCTGACCCTAATGCCTGACCTATTGAGTTTGCCAGCCCCCCTAATACCTCAGGTATAGAGCTTGTACTAATAATTTCCTCAAAACCTGCATTTATTGCTTTTGCAACATCTTTCCCAGTCTTAAAAAACTTATCAATAACTGCAGAATTTGGTTCAGCTTTTTTAGATAGGTTTGAAAAATCGAGTTCAACTTTGGCTTTTACTGGCATATCAATAGATAACCCTTCTCCGCCTTCACTGTATTTACCTTTTAATTTTTCGGTAAGCTCCCCCCTTGATGCTTTTACTACTCTATCTAATCTTTCAGAAAGAGCGTCTAATGAAACCATTAGCCTTTCAGTAAATTCAGACCTTATGATGAATGCTAATTCCTTAGTGGATGCTCCAGCCTTTTTAGCTAGTTCCTGAATATTTTTGTACTTGTTTGAAATATTTGATAAAATGCCGTCATAGTATCCTAACCCAGCCAATGTACTATCGAGTTCCTCCCTATAGTCCTTTTGTGATTTAGAGTTTTTATTTAAAGCCTCTGAATTTCCGTTAAGCCCATCTGTTACGCCCTTGATTTTCCCTTCATAAGTCTTTAGCTTTTTGGACCCTTCTTCTACATTAGCAGTCAACACTTCGGTCTGCTCCTTTACAGGCCGTAATCCGTTTGCCCAATTTTCAAGGGACGCACCCATTTCATCTGCGCCCACCAACTTAAGGAACCCTGCAATGGCCTGTGATATGTTTGCAAATACATTTAAGCCTATGTTCTTTATGGTATTGAAAACATTCTCGAACAAACGTCCCACCGCTTTGATTGCCCCACTAAAATCACCTGACAATAGAGAAGAAAACACATCGATTACCCCTGATATATGGTTGATCACAGATTCAACTATGGAAAGTATCGTGGTAAAAGTATTGCCAACAATAGATTTTACATTAGACCCAATCTTCCCCCAAACATCTAACATGAAGGTTTTGACCTTTTCAAATATTGCTACGATCTTAGCCCAAAGCTGTTGAGCTCCATTTGATATGTTTGACCACACCTTAGATCCTGCGCCATTCGTGAAATACGCTTTGATTTCATCCCAGTATTTTATGATAAGGGCAACTGCCGCACCAATGGCGACAACTGCAATACCTATAGGACCTGTCATCGTTGCAAATGCAGTACCCACTAGCGGGGCCAATTGCATAAGTGACCCCAAGGCCAATAACATCGGGCCTATTGCCGCTGCAACTGCTGCCACAACTGCTATGGTCTTTTGGGCTTCAGGAGACAATGACCTGAATCCTGCCGCTATTTCTTTTATTTTGGTTACTATTGGAGTTATGATAGGGAGTAAGTTTGCCCCCAATTCTGTTGTCAGGTTGGAAATTTCCGTTTTCAGCGCACGCATCGAACCGCTTGCCCCCTCGGATTCCCTAGCGGCCTGTCCTTGTGCAGCTGCTGACTGTTCGTAAATAAGTGCAAGAGTAGCCGCTTGTTTCGACGCTAAGTCCAATTCCTTACCCTGTTCTACCAATCCCATGGAATAGGCCTTTGCCTTAACCAGAGCATCGTTTGCAGCCATCCCATAATTGTCCAACATCGTGGTATTGCCTTTTAACGCTCCTGTCAATGCTCTTACTGCATCCTGTGTAGTGCCTCCGTACATTGCCGTAAGGTCACCTGCCAATTCTATAAGTTTTGCAGATTGTTTGCTTGCTTCCTTTTCGGTAAGATTTCCAATATTGACGAGCATTGAACCCATCATGTTGGAATACTCCAATGCTTCCTTTTTGGCTATGCCGTAATATGTCGGTAAACTGTTTGCCCAGGCTTGGGTAGCTTCGGAAGCTTCCTTGAAGATCTGGTCCGTTGCGCCTAAAGCATCCTCAAAGTCAGCGGCCATGTTGTATGCGGCAGTCCCTGCAGCTACCAATGGAGCGGTTACCGCAATGCTCAATGCTCCGCCGATCATCTGGAACGACTGGCCAACTTCAGCTATCTTTTTACCGATACCGTTTGCAAAAGCATCCATTCTGGCCTGCGCCTTATCAAGGTTGCTATTGAAATTATCTATGTTCGCTTGTATCTCTGCAATTAAACTCATGATATCTGGCTCTTCTTTTTAATGTACTCTGCTGTGGCGGCCTTAAGCCTTTCTTTCTGTTCCTCGGTCATTGTGCTCCTGACCTTCCTCTTTTCGCCTATGAACTCACTGAATGAAGGGATCTTTTCCAATCGGATATTCCCCGCTATGTAAGCATGGTAGGCAATGAACTGGCAGTTCAATAGCTCGGCTTTCTGCTTGTTGCCGTGCATCCTGTTATAGGCTTCCACCTTAACGATATACTCATTGAACGGCATATCGTAGAATTCGTGCATCCTTAGTCCCAACTCACCCATAGCGAAACTCAATAAGGACGCACAATCTTCAAAAGGATCTACTTCTTCGCCCTGCTCACGCTTTTTTTTTCGTCCTTTGGGCTCAATAGGGAAAGTGAATTGGTAAAGCATGATATCACCTTTTTCACTTCCTCGCTGTTTACAAAGGAGAGGCCACCGTTCTCTTCAGCGTAATCATAGAAATCACTTTTATCGAAAGAGGCAAGGTCCTTCCCGGCAGCGTTGCACGCCCCTAGGTACATTAGGATGATCACCATTTCCATGAAACGCAACGGATCGCCTTTCATGTTGTCAAAATCCTTTAGGTCAAACCCGAATTCCTTCAAGCGGAAAAGGGCCCACATTCCAAATAGCAATTCCACATTCTGTGGTTTTCCACCGATATTCACTGTTATATTAGTTCTGTTCATGGTATATTCTTTGATTAACCACCAGGTGCGGCATGAGGATCAACCTCAACAACATCACCTTGGATTCCTAACTGTCCTGAAAACGTAGCTTCCTCAGATGCCGAATAGCTATCTGAAATTGAGAGGAACTGTGCTGGAAAGTACAGGAAGCCATCAAAGTCACGCTCCAAACGGAAATCATCCGCTTCACCAGAAAGTGCCTGTGCACGCATAATGGCCTTGATGTCGGCCAATGAAGCCTCTACGCTCCCGCCGCCAACAGCAGTGGTATCTACCACTTCACCTTCGAAATCTACCGTTTCACTGATGCTCTGCAACTTTGTGATGGTCTTGCCCTGGGTACACATGTTGACCTTCTCCTGTGTATTACCGTTCATCGCATGCGATGTTGAAGTCAGACACACCAAAGGCTTGTATGCGCTAGCTGTATCGTCCCAAATGGAAAGGATACCCTTCCATCCTTTTGCATATGTTTTTGCCATTTCTTTATTGATTAACTATGTTATTGTAAATGATTACTTTATTGACTGCCGTTACGTTGTTAGCGAATTCTGAATAAGACCTGCTCAATTCTTTGTCTACACGCTGGAAATAGAACCCGTTCCCATCAACCAATGCATGTGTCCTAGGCGTGGGCTTGATCTTCTGATTGAGGATATCGGCAACAGCTTCTGAATAGCGTTTGCCTCCAACCGAACTGTTGAACTTGGTCACAATCCTGATCGTTATGGAGCAATTTTGCCTATGGCTGCAGAAGTTCTGTATCCCATCCACTTCCTGCTGGTCCTGGATAACGACATACACCTGCGGACCTGCCTCATTTGGATTAGATGTAAGCTTAAGTACAGGGATAGTAGTATTTGGATTTACAAATTCATCAAATACGGGTATATTGACGCCATTGACCGTTAATGTGCCGATAGCTGTTATATATGCCCTTCTCAATGCTTCTGATATGTCCATTATACCTTATATTTTTTGTCTAAAATTGCTTTTAACTTTATTTGATACTCTGGCATTAACCGGAAATAGTTACTGTATAAATAAGGACTTCCTTTTAGTGATCCGTCAAAGTCGCCCTTAAATGTCCAGGCTATATCCTTTACCCATTGGGGGTAAGGAGCTAATATTTCCCTTGCACTCAAACCTGTACCAAACTCGATATAGGCTGCCATGTTATTATCACCCCAGACACCTACCTCAGCTTTAAGACCTCCTTTAGAGAATTTTTTGTTTACTAAAATGAAGTTCAGTCCTTGAGCCTCAAATTCTTCAATTAAATCAGGTCTTGAACTTGCGGCTTTCAAATCTCTTTTTGAGGATATCTCTAAATCTGTAGCGATATCTGATATGGCGGTTTTAACCTGCTTAACTATATCTTTTCGATATCGCTCTAGGTCTTTGCCTAATGTATTTATAACAACACCACCCCTAGCCATTTCTCCTGCTTATGTCAAAGATCCACTCCTGCTTTAACCTGGTGCTCTCCACCTGTGGCGAGGTAATTACACTGTATGGCTTACCTTCCCATTCCACAAGCTTACCAACGGTTACTTCAAAATCTTTCCTTACCATCATCCTGACACGGAAAGCACTGTCCAGGCTCATCTGTACCTGCTCGATATCCTTGCTCTGTTTGAGCTGCTCTACCGAAGCCCAGGACGATAACAGTACCTCAGTTACAGGAATTGTACCCCCTGCCCCATCCGGTCCCTCACCGTACCTCACAAACTCTATCCTTTGATCGTACTTACCTGACTGCATTAGAATATCGGTCTTGAACTGTTCTGCCTTAAAGTGAAAATAGCGGCGTTTACCGATTCGTTCTCACTGTCCTTGGTATTGTTCTGCCTCTGGTCAAACCCTGTCGCTACGATCATCAAAACAGCCTGCTTTACATCGTCCTGCATTACTTCGTAGGTGTCGATCAACTGGACCGTATAGTTACGGCCGGTAATGTTCTCTGCCTGGTGTATTGCGGAAGAAAGGAGCATTTCCACCTCGTTATCGAAGTAGTTTACCTCCAGCCTTAAAAACTCTTTTGCTTCTTGTAGTGTAGGGATTGCCATTGCTTAACAGGTTTTACAAGGTTCTTGCTTAACTGATCTCTTTGGTTTTGATTTATCCTGCTTAACGGACTTTTTAGGCTCTGCATCGGTAACATACTCGGCTACTCCGGTGCGGACAAGGTAATTAGCTCTACCTTCGGTAAATTCTCCCTCATCTCCCTTCTTGATGCCGTTTACGTGGTCCTTTAAAAACTTGATTCTGCTCATTTCTTCGTGCTTAAAAGAAAGGGCGGGTTTCCCCACCCTGACTACCTATTTAAAACTAACTACTAACAGCCTTTTTGATTATCCACCTGCCGGAGCAACTAATGGTCCTTTAACCAATGCATTGTTGTTGAAGATTGCCAATGTTGCACGACCTTCGATACGGAACATGATTTTGTTACGTTTTGCCAATGCAGCATCTTCGAACATTCTCAATTCAGGAGCTAAGCGAGTAACATACGCTAATGCATTCCTGTCGAATGTTAAGAAATCTGTAGCAGGTAAACCGGTGGTTGTAACCACGTCTAATCCACCCACGGATAATTTACCGTTACTGAATGCTACTGATCCATTAGGTAAATCGTACTCTCCCGAACCGGTTGCTTTGTTTAAGCCTAAGCTTACAGCTGCACGAGGATTAAGGATCGTATGTGTAGGGTTATAGAATTCGTGAGTAGTTTCAACGATCTGTCCCCATCCTGCATCGATTACACGGTCAACAGGGTTTGTAAACGTTCCATTATAAGCAGTAGCCGCTGTCAACATACCCGTAACAGGGTTTGTGTCCGAAGAACCGTTTAAGATGAAATTGTTTTCCGCTGTCTTGTAGGAAATAAGCAACTTAGATTGCAAATAAGACTGCAACCATGCGATATCATCCAACATTTCACGCTCGATGATAACATAACCTGCGATCCATTTGAAGAAAGCCGATTGACTTGTCAAATCATAGTCAACCTGTGGTTTGTCAACAGCTGGATTAGTCCATAAACCTACTGCACCCTCACCGCCATTTTCTTTTGGATAAAGGATTGAGTTACCTGTAGAACTTCCACCAGGGATGATATCAGATAACCAAACACGGTTTTGAGGAACAGTAATCAAACCTGTTCTTACATCCTGTACGAATGGAGTAGCATTAGGGAAGTTGTTAGCGATTGACATATCACCAACTGCTTTCATGGCGATGGTCAATTCTGGACTACCTTTTTTAAAGTTTTGGATAGCTCCTTTGTTTTCCTCGATAGCTTCCGCTAAATATTCGTTGAACGATTTGTTTACTTTCTCCACTGGTTCAATCTGTGACGCTTTCTTGATCTGTGCCGACAATGTGTCGAAACGTTTATTATCTTCCGCTGTTTTAGCTTCCAAAGCCTTTTTTACAGCTTCTTCCGCTGATTTTTCAGCATCTTCTTTGGTTACAAAACCCTTGTCCTTTAAGGACTTCTCTACGGCTTCATTCGCTTTTTCTTCTGCCGTTTTCTCTGCAGCATCCTTCGCAATCTTTTCGATATTCTCCTGTGCCGCCTTTTTTACTTCTTCTTCTGTTAATTCTGCCATGATCTTATGGTAAAAAATTTGAATAAATTGATTTTATAATACTAGTCGGCTCTGATTGCGGAGTGGTTTCGATTGCGCTATCGCTCGGCTCCTGATTTTCGAGTGACATTTTCAAAAACTGTTCTAATGATTTTAGCACGTTATCACTGAATTTGTGATTATCGTATGCTTTGGTGATGATATTCCAGAATGCTTCTTGGGTAATTTCTTCTTGGTCTTGGATAGACTTCACAATCTGAACCATAGAACCCTGATTAGCCTGTTCTTTGGTCAGTACGGAAACCTCATCAAGTTTATACTCCATGATCTCAGCTCTTTGCTTAGGATTGCGCTTTACAACGTAACCACCTATTGAAAAACCGCTTTCAAATCCATTCTCAACCAAAAACTTAGATTCAAAATAAGTATCTCTACCCAATGAGGTATCCATTAACATCTTAGCAGTTAAATGAAGCCCTACTGAATCGTATGGGTTAAGTTCCTTTGGAACTCCTACCAATAAATTGTTATCGTGGTTTTTATAGATTTTGATCTTAGCTTTTCTTTCGGAAACCGTCTTCACAAAAGATGCAGGATTTGAGATATCCCCCACCAAGTCCTTAATGGAATAAATATTGGCATAACCAATCAGAAAACCTGTTTGGTCATCCATATCCTTAAAAGGAACAGAAGCATTTTTGTATACCAATTCACTCATACTAATAACTTTAGCAACAAAGCTAAATCTTTTAGCAATACAAAACAAATTTAGATTAATATTTTTAGCTATTTTAGGCTAAATATTTAGCAAATATTATTTTGTTGAGTTTAAACGCCTTGCATATGATTCAGAAACATACACTACAACGCACGAACAATTGATTGAATTTTCAGCACCTCCTGCCGGATCGTGTGGTCTATCCATCAATACTGTGATGCCTGTTTTAGGGTTCGTTACGATAAACTTTTCGGTCTTTGGGATTGCCTTGTTGTCGTCCAAATGTTCATGCCAATGTCTTGGATTTTTAGCATAGCGATGGATCCACACCTTATACAGATTCTCCCCTGTTTCCCTTTCCCAATCTTCCGAGCTTCTATCTTTGGCGATGTTAGCTGCTTCGGCTATTTCGGTACGGGCGATCATAATGGAACGATAAACATTGAACTGCCCTATCCTTTCCCGTAGGAACTGCGCTATCTGTTCGGTTTCCAGACCTAAGTTAAAACCGATAGCTATTGTTTCCTGTATCTTCTTTCGGGTAGTATCATTGATACCTGTTACCCTACCTGCCATTGATGACAGGATATAATTGGTCATGAAGTCCAACCATGTATTTAGGAAGAATTCGTTTGCTTTGGTCTTGAATGATGTTAGGGCATCATATTGACTGTTGGCGATGTCTACTCCTACCTCTTTGTAAAGATTGGATAGTACATCGTTCATGGTAACATCTAAGAAGATAGCCCCTGATTGAAGGTTTCGGATTGCTTCATCAAGTTGGTGGTTAAGGACACGTAGGATTGCTTTGGCGTACTTCTTCTCGTATGCCTTTAGCTTTCTGTCCTCTGCTCTTGCGTATCTTCTTAGTTGTAGTTTTGGGTTCATCTAATAACTTCTTGTTCGCTCACACTTAGTACATTCTTGATAGAAGTGAGTTCCCATACATTTAAATACTTTAATTTTATACGAATGAATGCAAAACATTTGCTTTTTCTTAAGTCTAAACCAAAGAATTAAATCACCTATCATAATTTATCTTCATTTAATGTTAATCCCATATCAAATTCATTCAAAGGAACTTTACCAGATGCTATGAACACCTGATTGGCTGCATCGCTGTCCTGTATTTCTTCCCATCCTTCCAGTACTCGCATTTCATTGATGGATAGGATTTCACTCAATGCTTTCCTTTCCTCTAGATCAAGCTTTAATTCATCGTAGACACTCGTATCATAGTCTAATACATAGTTCTTCTTATCTGCCCGTTTAAAAGACTCTGTAAGCCACCTGTTCAATCCTTCTTCCTCTTTGTTCAGATATGGAATTATAACCTCGTTAACGAACCTTTCCTTTGCTTCCTTCATGTTCTGATAGGTAGGGTTAGGATCGAATAGGACCGGAGGAACTCCCCAAAGGTCACACAGCTTTACATTGGAGTACTTAAGACCATCGACAATAGCCAATGCCTGTGGGCTTAGACCGATAGCCGTATATTGGATAGGCATAGCGGATGCAACGATCTTGTTCTTGTTCTCCGCTCCGTGTATCTTTTCTTCTATGCTGTTCTGTAGGTTGTCGACCTGGTTAGGTGTAAGCCATAACTTCGGATCTGCATGGTTTGGGCTTATCAATCCCTTTGCTCCTTCATTTACCGTACTATTCAGCCAAGCCTTTACTGCTGTGTCATCCAACTGAAGATACTTCTGTCCTGCCTGCAGTGGTGACATTCCCCTTAGCTGGCTACCCATCGAATCAAATTCGGGATTTGCCATCTTCAACTGGAAAACATCCTTAGCATCCAATTTGCGTATCTGGCCGTTCAATAGATTAAGCTTCCATCCTGTGATCGGATCGTTAATAGTTCCACCGAATACCGGCTCCATAAGGTTAGCAGGACATACATGGATGGATAATGCGATGTCGCTATCATCTGCCGTTTCCCGGTATAGGAATGCTTCACCCTGCACAAAGTAGAATATGCGGAACAGTTCGATAAGTTCGTTCCAGGACTGATGCTCGTTAGGTTGCTCGATCAGCTTAGAAAAGTTATTGTTATCATTGACAAAATCGAGTGCCTTGGTTCTGTAGATGTTGTATTTGGCGTGCTCAACCTTATCCACCGATTTCTTACAGCTTTTGTACCTTAAGCTTTTCTTATCCTCTTTTTCCTCGTATAAGTACAATGGAGCGAATGAAAGCTTATCCACGATCTTCTTGACGATGGAATAGACCTCTGCATTGGATTTGTACCCTTTTAGGATAAAGTCCTCCCTGCAGTAGTTGTAGAATACCACATCCTTAAAGTTGATAAGGTTACCGTATAGGATAGCGTTTAATTGGTTCTCGTATTCCCTCCTTTGGGGATTGAAACCTAATGCCTTATTGACGTATTGCCCGAAACTAGCCATTTGATTGCTTTAAATTGATTAATACCATAAATACTGCTGTTAGGGTTAAATAGGTTATCCTGGACCAGATAGACCAATCAAATACGTTTAGATCGACCAATACAAACGAATGAAGCCCATAGCTGACCAAAGCCATGAGCAACAGTCTTAATCCAAATACTATCACTTTATCTTTATCGAACATAAAACTCGAATTTAAATCTATACTCAAACCACATTCTCATCATTATCATATCTGCGTAGTCAGGTGATCTACCCAACAGTTCTTTTACTTCATCTTTCGGTAATACCTGCTTCTTGCCATCTTTGTCCATGTTATGTTGCTTGACCTGTTCAAGTTCCTGGATGATAATATCACGGATTCCAATATCCAATCCCAACAACTCAATATAAAGCCCTGATTCGTTTATCAACTTTGCTAAAGCGTAATACATTTGGCTCTTTAGGTTAATGTAGTTCTCCGGTTGCTTTGTTTCTGGATTGTCTAATGGTCTACTATTATTCACAAACCCGTTACACCCGAGAATGTCAACCACACCACCGCCTACACCATCATCATCCACAACAATATTGGATATCGGAACAGAATAGTATTCTGCAAGCTCCTGGATCTTCATTGCTGCTTCGGTAACCTTGTTCTTATCGAACTCAACTATACGGACCAGCCTAAACCCATCCCAACATCCGATAACGGTTTTATCACGTCCAAATCGGGCAATATCAGCCGTAATAAACCTTTCCCCGCCCTTGACAAAAGAATTGGTGAAGATGTCCTGCAACTTTCTGAAATCGATCAATGCTGCCGGATCATCGTCATACTCCCAGTTACCATAGTAAAGCCTTTGCTTACTGTTTTCATCCAATTGCCTAAGAGATTCTAAATAACTTGGTGGCAAGTGAGGATTGTCAGTTGGTAATGCCTGTATGAACTTCCTATAGATTGGTAATTCCTTCTTCTTGAACGGATGGTAGAACAATGAATAAGTCCAGTTCTTTGAAGGGTTACAGCTACCAAGTATCTTCGGAATAAGTCCGAACTCCTTTAGCTTGTACCTTATACGGGATTTAACGATCTGCCACGCCTTAATAACTACCTGGTTGCATTCGTCGATAAAAGCTCCAGTTATCTCTAATGATCCCAGACTGTCGAAGTTAGGGTCCGATGGATACAGGAATAAGTCCTTAAGGATTATTTCAGAACCGTTAAGGTGGGTTATAACTCCCGATTGTTGGTTGTAATGGAACTGCTCCGAAACCCCCAATTGATCGCAGATATCAAAGAACGTATTTAAGGTTGTTTCCTTTAATGTCTTTAGCTTAGAACGCCCCATAAGCCAACGTGACTTAGGGTATTTTTGGCAATTCTGTATAAGCCACATACATCCGAATGCTGATTTACCACCTCCTGCCGCACCGCCATATAAGACCTCATTCGTAACTTTATCGTTGAGGTAGTAAACCGCATTCTCCTGCTTTGGTAAAAGCTTTATCATTCATCCTCCTTTGGCTTAACACCGCTTCCCAGATTGATAATGTTTTGTACCTCCGCTTGTTTCTGTTTGTTGTCCTTCTCGAACAATCCAATATGTTTTCCTAAGGCTTCTAATGCCCTAAGCTTGTCATAAAGCTTAACTTTTTTAGTTTCACCAATTGGCATTCCTTGAACATTCATAACATCCACCTCAACAGACATAACCGCCCCAGCTGTTTCATCATCTAATTGTCTAATGTCATATAAGTTGTTGTCGGGAGTATAAAGCTCTCTAATGTCACTAAAGGCAATCTTAGCATATTCTTTTAACACTCGTTCAGCTGTAATGCCTGTTTGATCTGAAAGTTCTTGCTTTCTTTTTTGGATGGCTTCTTGAATTTCAGGTTTTATAAGGTTTTCAGCTCCTATTGAATGAGCAGTATTTTGACTATAACCGGCACGAATAGCGGCTTGGGTAGCGTTTAAATCTACCATGTATTCCTCTACGAATCGTTGTTGTTTATCGGTCAATGCCACTTTGCTAAAATTTGCTAAAAATAATAACAAAACTAAGCTAAAATTATTTAGCTACCAAACAAATACTAAAAATGATAGCAAAAAGAAAGCCCATACCTTTTGAGTATGAGCTTTTGATAATTTTAAAACTTTTATTTGAC